TAGAATATTACTTGTGAATCTTTAATACCATTAACCCATTGGAAATTACCAGTTGTAATTCCAAGGGTTCTAGACATTTCCTCGTTGTAATCTATCTGTTCGTATATTTTAATTAAATTAAATATACTTCCTTTTGTTTCGTCTCTAAACGCGTGCTCTGTAGTTCTTGGGAATTGACGATAAAATTCGTTTAAACCATCTTGATCATCTTTTAAACCATCTACTTCGTTTTGCCAATTATCTATTACACCTACATCTATTAATTCACCGTCTGGTGCGAATCTATCGTGATCAGGAGTAGTAAAGACTGGAATTCCGTACTCGTCAATAAATCCTTCGTAGTTCCATTCCATTGGGATAAAAAGAGAGTATAGTCCAGACTTCGTCTGACCGTTTCTATTTCTTTTTGTGACATCTGAGGCATTATATAATTTTTTAAAGTTTTCTCCACCTTTGTCTAGCGCGTTTGAAGTACTACCCATCATGCATTTGCCAATAATTCTACTACCTAATCGTAAGCATGTCTTTGTAACTCTCCAGTTATTTAATATGTTATCGGGTCTTTCCCATTTCCCACTCTCATCATGTACTAGTAGGTTTAGCTTTTCACCATCATAACTGTTGTCTCCAGTGTTCTTCCAATCAATCGTTGTATCTAATCCTTGTATATCTTCCAGTTTTTCGTTGGCGGTAATTTTCTTCCTTGTAAATTTACTAGCAGGTACTCTATACGCTAACTCTGATTTTGGTCTATCCATACCATCTTGGACAGGTTTAAAAAAGAAAGGATAGTTTATACTAATTGGTACAACTTTATCCGTAAACATTTTCTTTGCATCTGCACCTGTTTTAGAAAGCACTCCATATCTACTGTCACTCGCGAGAGTAGCTAAATTAACAGTTTCTGCACTTGACATAAAAGAAAATCCAGATCGTCTATTTTTAAGATAGCATATACCATAACATCTTTTGTCCGCCTTACAAGCCTCCCAAAATATATAGAACAATCTATTTGCTTCTCTAAAATCTGGAGCACCTACGTCTATTTTACTCCACTGAAGATACATATAGTGTGTTCCTACTATATAGGTTGGTTTACCATTGTTCATAAACCAAAATCCTTCTTCTCTTCTTCTAAACTCTTCGTCTATATAATCGAACCACTGTTCTTTATTTTCGTCTGGATAACCTCTCCAATCAAATATATTTTTTAAACGCTCTAATTCTTTAGGTTGTTCAAATCTTATCCATTTGTCTTTGGGGTGCACGTACACTCCTTTTGGTTCCAACGGCAAGCCAATTCGCAAGCCTTGGATTTCAAGTACTTCACCAATTTTACCCGTTTTTGAGATAACAACAATATCATGTTCTTTATCATATCCATATTTCCATTTTTTAGACTTGTTAAGACGACTAATAGTCGTTCTTTTAATTGGTTCTATTGTTTTAACTAAACTTTGCTCGTACATTACTTAGATCTACCTTCTGCGAATCCTTTAAAGACTTTTTCCTTTTTCTCTTCAGGTGTTTTTCCCTCAAGCAAGTTTGCTTCCTCCTGAATTCTGTTAAGTATTTCGAATGCGTCAAATATAGCTAGTTTTTTAGTAGCCGCTGCGTTCTTCAATCTATCTGCTGATATATCATCGTCTGAATCTACGATTGCTTCCCTTGCTACTTTAATCAGCTCTTCAACTGCTTTGTGCCCAGCTTGGATTATATTCTTCTTCGTCTCCTTGATATTCATATTTAATTGTAATAAAATTAGATAAAACTCTGTATAATCTTTCCCCGTCGATTATAAACTCATATTGACTACTTGGTCTAAAACCAACTAAGTCATTGACCTTAACTGTACCGTCTGAATATTTAACGATACCTTGTAAAGGTTTTTCTAAATCCACATCAAGTGGATTTTGTTGTTTTAAAGGCATTACAAAGCAATATCCTTTTGGAACTTTCCAAACACTATCTCTTTTGTATAAAAAGATTTGATCTGAAGATATCATATAAGTAGATTCATTAAAATAACTTCTACTGTTTTTTTCAATACCTTTAACGTTGTGCCATCTGCGAAACACGTTGTGGTGTACTATAACTGTATCCCCAGGTTTTATATCTGTATCGCCAACAATTGGAGTTGATATAACTTTAGCTTCTCTATTTACGTATTGATGGTTAAAAATCTCCGTATTCAAGATTAATTCTCCACCATCTAGCTTTTTAGTATTATTATATCTTTCTCCTTTTGGCGTTACAACAAAGTTGTATACGCTTTTCATTAGTACTCGAGATTATATTCTACAGATACCGCCATGTTTTTGTTAAAGTCTTTCCAAGGAAGTACATCATTTTTCTTTTTAATATAAACAGAAAATTTGTCGTCTTCTTCTATAATATCGCAGATAGTATGACCACCATATACTTCTTGTCCTACGGCATAGTGCATAGCGTCATTCTTATAATCTTTACCTACAGAAATCTTACGAATTAACTTCGCCATTTTCTTTTGGATAGTTTATAGTTCCATCTTGAATATTTACATCAAATGTACCATAATCTTTTTCAAATTCACTTTGAAGCGCTGCTAACTCTTCTCTTAATCCAGAGGCTTGATGCATCATCTCATGCTTTTTAATTTCTAAATTACCAATTTCTAATTGAATTCTATTTACACTGTTTACTGTATCTTGAACTTTTTTCAACTGATCTTCAGTTATTTTTTCAGGTTTAATACCTTTAAGTTCTTTAATTTTTGCGTTTGTTCCTTTTGCCATTTTTATTTAATTTAAGTTAATTTTATTTTTATTTTTAATTTTTTATACAAATACTGAATGTCCTAATAATACCCCTGTGTGGCTATCAAAACCTACAATTTGTTCTGCGGCAAATCCACCACTATAATCATTGAGTTTGTGGTATGTAACTAAATTACCCTGAGCAGTATACGAACCACTACTTGCTGTTAAATCTGGAAAGTTTGATGCCGTTGGAACACCGAGATCTTCTACGGCTGCTACAGCGGCATCACTTAAAGCCACATTCCATATTGCAAACTCTGCAATATCAGCTTCAGTGCCAAGGCCTGTATCAGTAACTCCCGAGCCAGCAGTACCCGGTTGGGCGCCATACATCATCCCCATTGTTCCAATTCCAAAAATTTCATTGCCTAAGTTATCAGTCCAAGTTTCGTGTTTTGCTTCAGTGACTTCATCCCCACCTATTATGGAGGTAGCTACTGGAGCTCCATCTACATATATAACAGAAACACTATCATCATCACTTACTATTGTCATTGTTACGGCTATATGCTTATACGCATTGGCACCATCCGCGAATACGGCGGCGTTTGTTCCGTTTAGGTGTTGATCTCCTCCAGCTACAAAACCAAAGTGCAATTTCCCATCCGTTCTGAGTTGAAGGAACACCGCACTGTTACTGGCCCCGCCTCCTAGACTCCCGCAAAAGATCTGGTCAGTGTGCGGTTGTCCATCGACTACTTTAATCCAAAAAGCTATAGTAAAAGAACCTCTAAATGTACTTTGTAAATTCTCTACAAGAGTCTTAACGCCTTGATAAGGTCCAGTCTTAACTCTTACCGCGGTTCCGGTTGGCGTAACTATTACAGCCGCATTATCAGAATTTATAGTAGGACCTAATCCATAAAAACCTGTTCCTAATCCTAAAGGTGTCATTATTTCAAGTATTTATTTACCATAATTATATTTTTTTACCTTTTATTTTATACAAATACGGAGGCGCCTAATAACTTTCCACTAATTCCAGTTATTGAATTATTAGCATATATCCCACTATAATCGTTGCACTTCCAATACGCGATTAAATTACTAATACTTGCACTACTTCCTACAGAAGGATAATCACCGCTAGCTGTTGTTAAATCTGGAAAGTTTGATGCCGTTGGAACGCCGAAACCTGCTATAGCAGCTATAGCTTGCGCTTCTAAAGCCACGTTCCATATCGCGAACTCTGCAATGTCAGCACTAACACCTTGCGCAGTAACGTTACTTGAACCTCCTCCAAGACTAGCTCCAAGTGAACCTATTGCAAAAACATCACCACCATCATCCCAAGCCGCATGATTTGCTTCGGTAATTTGTGCACCACCCACTATGCTAGCAGATACTGCGGTTCCATCTATATAAAAAACAGAAGTACTATTACCACTTGATTTTGTCAGTTTTATAGCTATATGTTTATATGCGTTAGCACCATCCGCGAACACAGCGCTGGCGGTTCTTTTGTAATGTGTATCACTATTATCTCCCATGAAGTTAAATTGAATTTTTCCGTCAGTGGTTATGTATATCGCACATTGACCATTTGTTCCATCTCCTAAAGTTCCACATAAATATCGAGCTCCACCCGTTATTCCATCAACCATCTTAACCCAAAAAGCTATAGTAAAACTGCCTTGGAATGTACTTTGTAAAACCGAAGCGTTACAAGCAACAACGCCTTCATCACCCGCGGTACCAGCTTCCCCAGTAACTCTTACTGCAGTTCCTGTTGCTGCAACTACTACCGTTGTATTATCAGAATTTATAGTAGGACCTAATCCATAAAAACCTGATCCTAATCCTAAAGGCGCCATTATTTACCGAAATAACAGATTACTCCAGCTGCAGAAGGTTTAAATGCTGTCCATCTACCATATATAACTAAACCTTTTGGATACACTTGTCCAGCAGCCGTTATACCACCAGCACCATGATGTTCGTCTAAGAATATTAAAGACTGTGTACTAGCTGTTATGTTACCACTTAATGTTACCTTATTTGTTGCTGTATGAGAAGTTACTTGCACCCCTGTTTGATTAGGCCCAGAATATATTGGAATTGGACAGCCATCTGAAGTACTAACATCTAACACCATTGGTTCAGAGCCATCGTTATCAGCTGCTGTATTTGCTAATAAAACATACTGTCCAACTCTCACTGTACCAACCGGGGCTGCTGTTGTAAGTGTATGTTCACCACCAGCAGCGGTATTAGTACAGTCACCTATCGCACTAGCGTGGGCGCCTCTAAAGTTTTGATCACTTTCCGCTGTAGCTAAAACCACATTACCTGTTCCTGCTATAGACACGTAACTAGGACCAGAACCAGCGCCTGCACTTCCTGTTACGGTTGTTAACTTTTCTGGTGTTAAAAGTGTTGGAGTGTTATCTGCTAAAAATTGAATAGCAACGATCACGTGTCCGACTGGTGGTACTATTATATTCGCCACATCAGTATAAGCACTACCCATTTGTCCGAAGCCGTAAGCGACTTCTGATGAATTTTGTCCCATAATTTTATTTTTTTACTTTTTCTAGTGATCGCCCACCGAAATAGGCACCGATCACAGTTATTAATACTAATTGAAGTAAATCCACCCAAGATGATTTTACTTCGAAATTTATCGCACCAGCATCAATAAATATTAATAGCATGGTGCATACTATTAAAAAAATCATTACTAATGGTCTAACAT